GTGTGCATTGAACACGCACAACACCCTTGCGGCGGTCCTTGACGGACATGCCGCCGCCGCAGTGGCCACATTTGAGCAGGCCACTCAACAGATGCTTAGGGCGGTGATGGTAGGGATTGCTCAACTTGCTGGACTCGGTCAGCCGCGTTTGAACAGCGTCATAAACCTCCTGATCAACAATCCGCAGGTGAGGGGCTTCATGCTCAACATGCTCCGATGCGTCGCGGGGACGTGATAGACGTTGCCCGCTGGCCGGATCTGAGATCATGCGGTTCTTGTTCCAGACAATGCGGCCAGCGTAGAGCTGGTTACGCAGGATCCCTGCACCACGCTTCTTGTTGCCCCTAATGGTGGACGCCAGCCACGTCTTGCCGCGGGGCGCCGGAATGCCCTCCGCATTTAGTTCGCCGGCGATGACCTTGGGTGTCTTGCCGGAGGCATAGGACTCAAATATCCGCCTAACGATCGCGGCTTCTTCTTCGACGATGCGCTGAACGCCGGGTGCGCCCGGTGTAGGCCGATATCCATAGGCCTGCCCGCCGCCGGATCTGCCGTCCAGCACGACGCCTGTCTGACCGCGATGAACTTTCTCAGCCAGATCCTTCAGATAGAGCGCGCCGACCAAGCCGCGCACGCCAATCTGAATGTGGTCAGCCCGGCCTTCATGCACGGTCCGGATCTCTACACCTTGGAACTTCAGTTGCTTGTAGATGTGCGCCAGGTCTTCCTGGTCACGGGACAGGCGATCCAGTGACTCGACGATCACCACGTTGAAGCTGTTGCCTTTCGCGGCACGCAACAGGCCTTGAATACCCATGCGTCGCTGCATTGAACCACCGGACTTGGCCCTGTCCTCAAAGAGCGCTGCGACGGTCATTCCCTCTGACCGTGCAAAGTCTCTGCACAGTCGGTTTTGGTCATCGATCGAGGATTCTTTTTGAAGCTCGCTTGAGAACCGGGCATAGATTGCCGCGCGCATGGTGCCTGCCGTCCTAGTTGCCTTGTCGATACCGCTCATAGTCCACACGGGCTACCTTGCGTGCAAGAGCACGGGCAAGTGCCTTGGCAGCTTCGATCTCTTCCGGCCGGCGGGGTCGGCGCTGCGATGGCTGCGGTTGTATGGTCGATTTGCCCGCCATCATTCGCCCTCAAAACACCAGCATTTGCACGTCCAGTCATCGCCCTTGTCCAGTATCTCCGCGAGCTGTGAGCGGACACTCTTTATGCCCTGGAACTTGCGGGTACGAGAGGACTTGAGATGGCGCTTCAGATCCGTAAGCGCCGGTATCTGTTGCTTTCGATTACTGGCAAGTTGCACGAAGTGGTTGAGGTTCACAGCGATCACACCAGGGGTGCGGCTGTGGTTGAGCATTTCCCGCCCCTCTGGCCCCTCATTCAGGAATTCGAAGGTTTCCCAGAACTCACGGACAACCGGGTGATCGGCAGATATTGCGGCTTGCCGCTGCACGGCCAGTTCGCACATTTGGCTGTATATGGCGGCGTGCTGGTGTTCCGTGATGCCAATCAACGGTGCCAGCGCATCAACTGCCGCCATGATAACTGCATGGTTCTTCGCCAGGCGCACGCTGCTCAAACCGTCTAGCCGTGCAAATTCATCCTGATAGTGCTTAGAGCGCTCCAGGATTGTAGCGACGGCCTTCTTCTCGCCGGCGCAGGCCCTCCGTAGGAAAGCGCTCACTATGCCAGTTGGCATTGCCTCAAGGGCTTCGGCGGCGAGCTTGGTCTGTGGCGTATGGCCGGACGTATCAAAAGACAAATGCACGATGCGCTGAAGCATGGCTTCACTTGCATCAACGTCCGCATTCTGACTTATAACCAGAGACCCGCGAAACGGTGGCTCACGTGTGTCATTGCCGTTGTTCTTGACGCCGGTGGCACGGCTGGCGCGCCCGTTGTATGCGGTCTTCAGTTCATCCCAATCGAACTTCTTACTGTGCGCAGTGTCTTCACCGCGATCACCTTCAATCATGACAACAGGAAGGTTGGCCACCTGTGACATGATACGAGCACGTGCCGCCGGCGTGGACTTGGACGGATCAAACCCTTCGTAGTCCGAGCGTCCGGCCAGCCTCCATAGGAACTCTATCAGTGTGGACTTCCCGGCCCCCGGCGCACCAACGATTTCAAGGAATGGGAAGCTCTTTTGCGCGGCCCGAATCTGCTCCGCAAAGAAGCTCGCAAACCAGAATGCTACGGCGATCATTCCCTTCTCGCCGAAGCACTCCCAAATGTAACTCGGCCATTTGTTGTTGTATTCCTGTTCGTCACCAATATGGAGGTGTACGGACTGGTTCAGGCTCTTGATTGACAGTCGGTCAAGTTCATAAAAATCCTCGTCATTCAGCTCAACGGTAACGCCCTGCCGGATAGCGAGATCGTTAAACACATAGGCTTGGTGTTCGGCGCTGTACCCAATGAAGTCCACTGTCTCCACGGTCTTGATGCCGTGGAGCTTGTCCTTGAGGAATTGATCAAGCTGTTCCTTCGTGCCTGTGTAGATCGATCCGGCGGCGATACCGAGCAAGCGCTTCTTGAACTCAGTCGGCGCTGACAATTGTGCGCCAGTGAAGGTGTTCTTCACCGGACGGGCACCATGCGGGAACCGAATGCGGGTGTAGTACCAGCTCTCATCTGTGAGCTGATTGACCTGGAAGTACAGGAATTCCGGATAGCAATTTGCGATCTCGCTCAGGGTGCCGGCCTGCTTGGCGGCTTCGTCTATCAACTGCCGCTGATCTAGCCCGGCTGCATGCTCCGACTCTTTGAGGGCTTCATGGGCCTTGTTCCACTTTGCCAGATCCAAGTCGAAGTGATAGAGCCGGTCCCGAAACTCGAAGTTAAACCACGTCCGCCCCGTGTGATGGTAGCGGATCAACGCTCTTTCCAGCGGTGTCTTCGCGAGATGTAGCTCGCCGCGATAAAGGTAGTGTTTGAGATTTTCCGGCTCTAACTCGCCGTCTTTGAAGGCATCGTTGAAGTCGCGCTTCTGACCGTTCTTGCCAGGGACGAAGGCCGCTACCACCTGGTCAAATCCTGCGTCCTGCATGCGTTTCACATGCTTGGTGGCCGCGCGGCGTCCGGCCCGATCGTCGTCCAGCGCCCATACCCATTTCACCGATTTGTCGGCATGGTCCGCAAGCCGGATCTCCGGATAGTTGCCTGCGGAGAGTGTGGCGACGGCTTTAACGCTAGCGCAATGCAGGCTGGCCGCGTCTATGCAGGCCTCGACCAACCAGACCGTATCTCCGTCATTGATCTCCAGGCCTGGTGGTTGCCACCAAAGTCCTTTGTGCTTGCCGCCAAAGTGCTGCTTGCGGACTGTCCGCCTGCCGTCATCTTCAACCGTGATGGGCTCAACAAAGCGCTCCATGAAGATATCGTTTGCACGGTCGATATCGAAGCGGACGGTGGCGGTTCCGGTGCGGCCAGTGGCGGAGGGGTTGTAGTAGGCCTCCTGACGATATGCACCGCGAAGCTTCTCAACAGGCAGGCCGCGCGCATAGGTCATGTAGGCGTCGGCAGTCGCGTTGGGGTCTTCCTGCGACTTCGGAAAGCGCTTGTTGAAGCTCTCAAACAGATCCTTGTAGAGATCCTTCACGGAGAATTCGGCTCCGCACCGGTTCAGCCGCCCACACCGGGCGGTCCATGGCTTCTCCTTGGATACGTACAGCTCGGGCTTGCCGCATGACGGGCACTTGCCCTGGCGTAGATAGTCGCCGGCATCCTTCATGCGGTAGTCGGATTTCAGCCGCTTCAGGATTTCGTTTTGTAGTTTTTGGTTGCGCACTGCTTTTCCGGTCTAGGTGATGGTGTTGGCTTGCCGGATCACGTCTTCCGGATCCCAATGGATAAGGACGCCTTCGGCGGGGAAGCCGTGAGTTGCCTTCACCCAGGCAAAGAACTCGGCTGGTGTGTCAAAGCCATCGGCCTGAGTGAGTCGCTTGAGACGGATATGGCCAAGGATCTGACCGTTCAGCAGGATGTATTCATCACCCACGGTCATGCGGTCCACGTGTATGCAGGGTGTCTCCGCGATGCGCCGACAAGCCTTGGTGCGCATGCCGGTGTAGAGTTGCACCAGCTCACCAGGGCGCACGTGGCGACGCTTGCCGTTGACGCGGAAGGTATGCGGCTTGCGACCTGCCTTAATAGCGGGGACCAGCGCCGCCATGAAGTTGTACGCGACCATTACACCGCCTCGGGGAGGCTGTGGTACGCACGTCCGTCCAGCAGGGCGCCGGCGTTGGCTTTCCCCACTCGGATCATTGTTGTGCCGTCCATGGGGCGCAGGCGATGAGAGCGGTGGCGAGCGACCTTGCCAAAGTCACGCAAGATAGGATCGTCTAAGCAGTCGTACTGGTCCGCGTCGATCCAATCGCCCCATTGCTTGAAGAAGAAGGTCGCGCCGTAACCGGCGCACTGATCGCGAAGGGAGCGGTGCCAATCGGGATGCGCTGGGCGTGAACCAGGGCCGCTCTCCCCACCAGAAATGACCAGCTCAATTTTGGGTCCGCCAAACATGTCGAAGTAGGCATGCTTGTCTGGCTGGCCCTCATAATCAGGGTCGTAGATGGTTGCCCCGCCTGAGAGTGCATTGTGGTGGTCACGGCCCGGTGACAGTTTCTCTAGATCGACCGGACCAAGCAGGGGCTCGCAGGAGAGGAAGTGAAGGGCTGCGGGAACAAATCGTTCGCATGCTGAGTGCATTGACGGCTGTTTGTAACCGCCGTTCCAGTCTCCTTTCCGAAAGCGCGCGCCACCGTCCTGGCGTTGATGGTCGGGTGTGCGCGGCCAGCCCTCAGGCCACACCAATGGATATGCATCTGTTGTCATTGTGAACGCTCCTATTCACGCGGTGGACTAGTCGACGTAGGGAAGGCGGACTTCGGCAGGGCGCTTGACCGCAGCAGAACCGTTGCCAATGCGCCCGGCCTGGGTGATCTGGATAAAGACGATTTCGGTGTCGGGACTTTTGGATGACTGCCTGCGCTGCACGTCCGCCAACCCATCCCTGATCAAGGCTTCAATGACGCGGGTTGGAATGAGTGTCTTGGCGCGCTTGCAGGTGAAGCCCTTCCAGTAGGTGACGGCGTACCTGCCCTTGAGCCGGTCGAAGCGGGCGGTCGCTTGGTTCATCCGCAGCAATTCAAGGGCGCGTTGGCGAGAGACGGGCATTAGCGGGTCACCTCGTCGAACGCTTTGATGAACTCGATCGCCTGTGGCGCGACGATGCCGTCCCCGTAGGCGCGCAGGCGCAGAACACGGCCGGCAGCCCCATGAGCCAGCGGGAATGTGCCGGGTTCAACTGGCCGCCACTTTCCATCCCGGCATCCGAGCCAGTCAGCATCTCGCCAGAAACCGTTCGTCGCAT